GTTGGTTCTAATATTTTAGGACACCCTATTGTTGAGTGTACTGATATGCCATCAATCGCTAATGCAACTGTTCCAGTAGTTTTTGGTGACTTCAGAAGAGGATATATGATTGTTGATAGAACTGTTTTATCAATTATGAGAGATCCTTTCACACAGGCTTCGTCAGGTAATGTAAGATACATTGCTAGAAGAAGAGTGGGTGGTCAGGTTATTCTTGATGAAGCTTTAACTAAAATTACTATTCAGTAATTAATATTAATAATAATAGGAGAATAAAAAATGTTTGATATAAAAAACAACTTGAAAATCTTTAAAGGATTTTCTCCACAAACTAGAACAGCTGACTTGGCAACACAAGCGTGTGACCTACAAGGCTTTCTAGGTGCTATGGTTATAGTTCCAGTGGGTGCGTCAGGCGATACATTGTCTGCAACTGTACTGTTTAACTTTAAACTTTCGCATAGTGACGATAATACTACATATACTGATGTTACATCTAACAATGATGTTACTGGCGGTAAATTGACAGGATCATCTTGGTTAAAACTTGATGCACCTGGAGATGCTAGTAAAGTATATGGTATTGGTTACATAGGTGGAAAAAGATACCTAAAGTGTACTGTAGTTAAAACTGGTACACACTCTAATGGTACAATCATGGGGATAGACTTTATTAAAGGTCACCCTATTTCTGCTCCAGTAGTAACTGATAGCAATAATGGTGCTTAATAAAATTAATCTACATTAGTAGATTATATTGCAGGGGGAGGAAAGCGAGAGTGGAACTTCCCCTACTCTTACAAAATTTACAAAGGAGAAAAATATGAAAATAAAAATGAAACAAGATAAAATGGCTACTGCTAATGAATTTGGTTCAGTAACTATGACTTATGCAAAAGATAGTGTGTATGATATGAGTTCAGAATGGCAAATGAAATTAGCCACTAACCTTATTAATAATGGTCAAGCTGAATCAGTAGCAAAAGAAACAACTAAAAAAGTTGTAACTGAAATGGAAACTAAAGTAGAAAAAAAAGAAAAGAGTATTCTTAAAAAAGTTTTCGGTAAAAAAAAATAAGGATTAAATAATGAGTGGATTAAAAATAGATACAGCTTGGGCAACAAATGTAGTTAGCATTGCTGACTTTAAATTATTTGCAAGAATTGATAGTTCTGATACATCAGAAAACGCACTCATTGAATCTCTAATATTTTTAGCACAAGATATGGCAGAAGCCTATACAGGTAGAGCAATAACACAACAAGATTTAACTTTGTTATTAGATAGATTACCTTTTTACTCTGATTTAAAATTAAGAGAAGGAATTTATACAGCACCAGATTTAGAAAGTAATTCAAACTTTATTGTATTACCAAAACCAAATTTAGTTTCAGTAACTCATGTTAAGTATTATAATAATAGTAATGTAGCATCAACTTTTGCTTCTTCAAATTATTATGTAGATACAACAAGTGAGCAAGGTAGAGTAGTTTTAAAAACTGGAACGAGTTGGCCGACTGCTTCTGAATTAAGAAATGCTAATGCTTATGAAATAAAATTTAGAGCAGGATATGGTAATGCGGCAAGTGATGTACCAAAGCCTTTAGTACAAGGAATTAAAATGTTAGCTTTACATCTTTATGAAAATAGAGAGATAGCTACAAGTATGAATGTTAATCTAATACCTAATACAGTAGGAATGCTATTTAAACCATATAAGGTTTTAAGATTAAATAACTTTTTAGGAGCATAAAATGTCAGTATCAAGAGTAGGTAAAACTAAAAATTTAATTACTTTGCAGAATGCTGTTCTATCTACTGATAGTATGGGTGGTTTTACTACTGCTAGAACTACTTATGTTACTGCTTATGCAAAGATGACACCAAAAGGTGGCAAAGAAATATTTTCTGATAAGACAGGGCGACAAATAGAAAACCCACACACATACGAGTTTCTTATAAGGTTTAATGGTACTAAAAATGCTATAACTACAAATATGAGAATAAAATTTGGAACTAGAACTTTTAATATAGTTAAGATTAATGATGAGAATGATAATAATAATTATATTACTTTAGAAGCTATTGAAGATGTGGCGAACTAATGGATATTAAATTTAGTGTTAAAAATTTAAAAAAAGTTTTATCTCAATTAGATAAACTAGAAAAAGATATGGAAGTACCTTTTCAAGAGATAGTTAAAGGTGGTGGACAGTTAATTAGAACAGAAGCAATTAAAAGTATTCAGACAGGTGCAAAGTCAGGTGTTATATATCAAATGTATAATCCTCGTAGAGAGCATAGAGCATCTGCTCCAGGACAAGCACCAGCAAGTGATACAGGAAATTTAGTAAGCAAAATAATTGTTAGACAAAAAAGTAGAGATGTTACAAGTGTACAAAGTAATGCAAACTATTCAGCTTTTTTAGAATATGGTACAAGTAAAATGCAACCAAGACCATTTATGTTACCAGCATTTGAAAAAAGTAAAAAGCCAATTATAAATGCAGTATTAAATAGAGTTAAACAAAAAATTATGGAATATACTAAATGACAGATTTTGCAGTCACATTACAAACAACAGTATATAATGCTTTATTAGCAAGTAGTCCTCTTACAACAAAGTTAGGAGGAAATAATATTTACGATTTTGTACCAGAGAATACAGCATTTCCTTATGTTAAGATCGGAGATCAAACAATGGTAGATGATGGAACAAAAACAAAAAAGGGTACTGATTTTACCCTTATGATTCATACTTTTTCAAGATATAGAGGAAGTAAGGAGATAAAAGAAATTATGTCATTAGTTTATGATGTATTACACGAGTCAAGCCTATCAGTATCAGGTGCTATGAATAATATGAGATTTGAGTTCTCTGATATAATAAAAGAAAATGATGGTTTAACAACACATGGAATGCAAAGATTTAGAGTTTTTGTATTGACAAATTAAAAAATAATTAATAAAAAATAAACAAGGAGAAATAACATGGCGGCACAAAAAGGTTCAGCATTTTTATTGAAAGAAAATAGTAGTGGAACAGCAGTAGTTATTGGTGGAATGAGAAGTACATCAATGTCTATTAATGGAGAAACAGTTGACATAACAGCAAAAGATTCAGCAACATTTGACGGAGCATCAGGAAACGATATTGGTAGAGCATTAGGTGCAAATATGGGTATCAGAAGTATGTCTTTATCTGCAAGTGGAGTATTTACAGATTCTGCTGGAGAAAATAATGTAAGAGGTGCGGCATTTACTGGAGATTCACTAAATTACGATTTAGTTTTTGGAGATGGATCAACTGTAAAAGGTGCTTTTATAATTACATCTTATGAAAGAGCAGGAGAATACAATGGAGAAGAAACTTTTTCAGTATCTCTTGAATCAGATGGTACAATGACTTACGCAAATGCTTAATAACTAATAAGGAAAATGATATGGAATATACAGATGGGTTTAAAGTGATAGAAATAAAATTTCAAGGCGAGTCCTATAATGGTTTCTACAAGGTTACAAGAAAGGGTGTAGTTACTATCGAAACAAGAAGTGATATTCCTGTTAAACCCTATGACCATATCACTATTGGTGTTACTGAAATGATTGTTCAAAAGGTTGAAGTTTATTCTACAAGAGCAGAAATTACTTGCGAAGATAAAGATACAAGTGATATAGTTAAATCAAATAAGACTTTGAAAAAACTAAAAAAATCTGAACCAAAAGAAAAAACATTAACTGAACAATTAATAGAAAAGGACACTAATGGCGAATCAGTATAAAGGCGAAATCAAGGGTAAGCTGGGAGATAAAGAAAGAACTTTCAGACTTACCTTTGAAAGTATAGTTAATATAGAAAATAGAACTGGTAAATCAATTTTAGATATAACCAATAATATGGGGCAAAATAATTATTCTTTAAAAGATGTAGTTATTGTTATGCACGAAGCCTTACAAGGTGCTGGTGGTAAATTTATTCAATCAGCAGTTGGAGATATGGTTATGAAAACTGGTTTAATTAAAGTAGCAGTTTTATGTTCTGAAATATTAATGACAGTATTTACAGGCGAAAAAACAGAAGAAGATTCCCCTTTAGTACAGGGGGAGAACGAGCAACAAAATACCCAATCCAGCAATACTTAGAAATAGGTCTTGGTGTATTAAGGTTCTCCCCAAAAGTATTTTGGGATTTATCAATAACAGAATTTATGTCAGCTTTAAATGGTCATCATTTAAAGAATGGCAAAAGCAAAACTAATAATCCACTAGTTAAAAACGAAATGGAAGATTTAATGAGGCAATTCCCAGATTAATATTATGGCATCAAATTTAG